ATTGTATAAATCATACAAAGAGAATGAAGAAAAAACAGTTGATATTTTGATGCTGATGATGTTGAAATTTCAAGACTTCTATAATTGCAAATCAAAAATGAATAGGGAACAAGTTGAAGAAACAGCTTTCTTGATTATTGAAAGATACAGAGGTTTGAATTTTGTTGACATTGGAATGTGTTTGAAACTTGCAAAGATGCAAGAAAAGATTTATGACAGAATAGATGGTGGAATGATTTTGGGTTGGCTTGATTTGTACGATAAAACAAAAACAAACTTAATTGTTCTGGAAAGACAAAAACAAAAGACAAAGCAAGAATCAGAATGGTCAGCACTTGGAGAAAGAACAAGTCAAATATCACTTAAAGATTGGATGAGGCAATGAAAATAACAAACGAAGATAACATGGAATTGATGTCAAGATATGAAGACAATCATTTTGACTTAGCTATTGTTGACCCTCCTTATGGGTTAGGAGATAAAACAACAAAAGGTGGTTGCGATAGAAATTCACAAGTAAAATTTAAAGAACATAGTTGGGATAATGAAATTCCAACAGATGAATATTTTAAAGAATTATTTAGGGTAAGTAAAAAACAAATAATATGGGGTGGTAATTACTTTCCATACATTTGGAAAAAAGGTTGTAGAGGATTAATTACTTGGGACAAAATGGTATACATACCTACTATGAGTCAAATTGAATATGCTTGGTATTCAGAAGATAGGTTGCCAAAATTAGTTAAAATTAATAATAATGATAGTAATAGATTACACCCAACACAAAAGCCTTTTAAGTTATATGAATGGTTACTAATGAATTACGCAAAAGAGGGCGACAAGATACTCGATACGCATTTAGGTAGTGGCTCAATAGCAATTGCATGTCACAATCTTGGATATGATTTAACTGCATGTGAATTAGATAAAGAATATTTTGAGGCATCATTGAAGCGTTTAAAACAACATCAATCACAACTTAGATTAATATGAGAAAGCAGAAAGAACAACAACTTCAGAAAGCAATTGTGAAATACATGAAGTTAAAACATAAAGATGTATTCATGAATGGATCACTTGGTGGAATTTATATTGCCAAAGCAAGACACAGAGATTACAAATCAAAAGGATATACTTCTGGTTTTCCAGACCTATTCATTTATTCACCAAGAATCATTGATGGCAAAATTAAACACGGACTTGCAATAGAATTAAAGATCAAAGGTAATTATCCAACAGAAGCACAAAAGAATGTTCTTTCAAAATTAGATATAAATAACTATATTGCAGTCGTTTGTACTGGTATTGATCATACTATTGAAACAATTGAATGGTATCTTTCTTCCACAATTCCAGAATCAGACGTGAACTACACAATTACAGAATGAAAAATCAATGGCATCCAATTGAATGGATTTACAAAGACTATAAATATTTTCTTGGATTTGCAATAAAACAAACCAAAGACAAGGACTTATCAGAAGACTTAGTTCAAGAAACATTTCTTCAATTGATGACTATGAACCAACACAAACTTCTTATCATCATAGATTCTGGAAAGATAAAAACATACATCTGCAAGATCATGATGGTGAAATTCTATTCAACAAAATCACAATTCAATAAAAAGATGGTGCAATACAAGAAAAAGAAAATCAATTCTGATGATTCCTTTCTTGAACATCTTGCAAACAAAAGAATTGAAAACAATTCAAATGATCATGTTGAAATGATGAATGAAAAGATTGATGATTGTTTGAACACATTTGATGAATATGACAGAAAGTTGTTTCAATTATACTATGAAACTGGTCTTTCAATCAGAAGACTATCAGAAGAAACTGGAATCACTTTCAAAAGTATTCAATACACAATTGACAAAGTAAAAAACAACATAAAGAAATTAATATGATTCCATTTAAAGCAGATAAAGAACTTGCACAAAAAAGAATTGCCATTTGTGAAGCTTGTAAACACTTTAGAAAAAGAACCAGAACTTGTGGAACAGCTATCAAAGGAAACAAGGTTGGTGACAAAAGAACTTGTGGATGTTTCATGGATGCGAAGACAAAAATATCTTTCAGTACATGTCCATTTTCTTTCTGGAATGACTTACAAGTCACAGAGAATGACTATCTTGCAATAAAGAAATTGCTTGAAGAAGTAAAACACACTATCAATCCAGACCAAAAAGATGTCTTATATGATATGCAAAGAAAATATTTTGGAGGAAACACCAAAACCAGCAATTGTGTACCATGTTTAAAGTCTGCATTGAAAGAAATGAATCAAATTGTTGAAGAATATGAAAAGTAATGTTCCAAAATACTACACAGATCAATCAATCAAAGATAAAATTGATAGTTTGCTTCAAACAAATGCAACAAATATTGCAGCACTTGGAACAAAATCAAGTCAAGACTTAGGTGAAAAACAAACAAAGTCAGATTGGAAGCACATTGAAAGAGAAATCAAGAAGATTGATCCATTTTTTTATGACATTATAAGAAAGCAAGATGACTAAGTTAGTTATTCCAGTAGGTGTTGAATCAATTGCAACAAGACAAGATTCATCTGTCAAGATAGTTCTTTCAACTTATGAACTGGACACGGACAGAGCTGTCAAATTATTCAATCTAAGAAAGACTGAATGCTTAATGTACTTATCAAGTGATAACATATCACAAGAAGAATTGGATGCTTTAGATGGCTTCAAATTAGAATCAGAAAAGAATGATGGAAAGACACCATCACAAAGACTAAGATCAGTCTTGTATATTTACTGGAAACAACACAAGCAGAAAGAAATTGAATTTGATATTTTTTATCTTAGGTACATGAACAATCTAATTGATAAGATCAAAGACAAACTGGAATGAAGAAACACACAAAGATATACATGGATTTCTTCAGTTATTTTGGTGATGAATTTATTCCTTGTGAAATGTGTGGAAAGAAAGCTGTGGACATTCATCATATAGAACCAAGACAATCTGGTGGATCAAAACTAAAAGACACAATTGAAAATTTAATGGCAGTTTGCAGAAAGTGTCATATTCATTACGGAGATAAAGAACAGTTCAAAAAATTACTTCATGAAAGACACGGAGAAAGAATGGCAAGGTGATGATCTGAAACAGCATTACGCAATAATGAAGATTGAACCATTGGATTACATCATATCAAACAAGATTGATTTTTGTGAGGGCAATGTGATCAAGTATGTTTCAAGACATCAATCAAAGAATGGTGCTGATGACATAAAGAAAGCAATTCACTACTTAAGAATAATACTTCAAACAAAATACAATGAATAAAGATCCAAAAGAAGACAATGACAAACTGAATGATTCATTTGATGACTTCTTGAAAGACTTATCTGACAGAGATCAACCAAATGTTTGTGATATAAATGATGAAGATTGTGAAGCTTGTGGATCATAGATGTATTCTGGAAGCTGATGGAAAGAAATTCATCACAACAATAGACAAAGAGGTCAAACAAATATTCATCAATAAAGATGGTTTTGTAGTTGCTGACAATATGTTGATGATGTTTGGAATATCAGACAACAGAAAGAACTACAAATTGGACAAATACTTTAAAACAGAAGAATGGAAAAACAAGAAGAAGTGATCAGAACAAAAGATGGTAAAGTTGATGTTCTTGCACAAATAGCAGAAACATTCAAAGGACAACCAGAAGTGATTGAATATGTTCAAGACATGGCAAGGGGATATGCACTTCAGAAATCAATCCAATCAATTGAAAGTGTATTTAAATTCTTAAACAATAAAAAGTCAAATCTGAAAGGATCAATAAGCATCAAGACTTTTATTCCACAAGAACTTGCACCAAAGATTTATGAGAAAGTGACACCAATTGACACAAATTAAGATGATAAATATTTATGCAGTCATTATAGGGTTTGTCATTCTTGTTTCTTATGTATATTATTATTCATTAATAAACAAAGACTAATGCCATTTGAAAAGGGTAATCAATTAGCTGGTAATCGGAAAGGTATTCCAAACAAGTCAACACAAGAAATCAGAAATGCTTTTCAATTGTTGGTTGAAAGCAATCTGGACAATATGAAAATATGGTTGTCTGATGTTGCTGCTGAAGATCCAGAAAGAGCATTGGAGATCATTATGAAGATGTCTGAATACATTGTTCCAAAACTATCAAGAACAGAAATCAAAGCTGATGTGACTGACAAATCAATCATCATCAACTTAAAACCATTAGATGTCAAAGCAAATTGATATTGATTTATTTCCTCGTCAAGTAGAATGTTTCAAATACTTGGAAGATAAAACCACAACAGAAGTTCTGTTTGGTGGTGGTGCTGGTGGATCAAAAACCTTTACTGGTTGTCTTTGGCAAATACAAAGAAGACTTCAATATGCTGGAACAAGAAGTGTGATTGGAAGAAGTAAATTGAAGAATCTGAAAGCAACAACATTGAACACTTTCTTTGAAGTGGCACAAGACTTTTGTGGATTAAAACCAAAAGAACATTTCAATTACAATGCACAAGATTCAACCATCACTTTCTTCAATGATTCAATAATATATTTGAAAGACTTATTCTTATATCCATCAGATCCAGACTTCACTTCATTAGGTGGTTTAGAAATCACAGACTGTTTTGTTGATGAATGTGCAGAGGTGTCACAAAAAGCAATCAACATTCTAAATTCAAGGATAAGATACAAGCTGAACAAGTTTGATTTGATTCCAAAAACATTGATGACTTGCAATCCAACCAAAACATGGTTGTATTCTGAATTCTATAAACCATCAAAAGAAAATAGACTTCCA